TCTAATTCATCATGTATTTGAATGTGAGGTATGATACCTTCTTTGTATAATTCTAACATTGCTTTTTTAGTCATGTCAGCAGCTGATCCTTGTATTAATTTGTTTAATGCTTTGTATGTGTAAGCTCGTTTGATCCCCGGTCCATGTTCCCTGAGTGCATCTTCGTGTGTCATGGCCTTATGCATACCAAAACTATTAGGTTCCCATAGGTGAAACCTGCACAGTCTGCCAAGCAGAGTTCTTATCTGACCTCTGTCCTGAGCTCTGTTAGATGCTTTTTCCATAAGTTGTTTTACAAACGGTACTCTTGCATGGTACGTGTTAAATAAATCAGCAGCTTTTTCTTTTGTTACTCCAAGCTCTGCCTGTAACTTACCTTTACCCATACCGTAGAACAGACCAAGGTTAATTGTCTTGGCTTGTGATCTAGGAATCTGTGCCATGTCAGCAACTGTTTGGTGGAAGTCTGAATTAGAATCGTTTTGATAAGCTTCAACTACATCATAGACAGACGGAAGCTTGTACAAAGCTGCGTAGTGTACAACAAGACGTGGTTCTTGTTGAGAATAGTCAAAACAGCCCCATTTATGGTCTTTTTCTGGTATAAATAAAGATCTAATTTTAGGTCCAAGATCTTTATTTCTTGCAGGAATTTGTTGTAGGTTTGGATTCTGATATGAAAATCTGCCTGTTACTGTACCACCACCTGCATTTCTTAACTGATTTATCTCTGCATGAATTCTACCTTTGTGTTCGTGACGTAAAATAGAATCTATAAAAGTTGTGTGAGCTTTGTTAATCTCTCTTGCTTGTGCAATCATCTTTACAACAGGATGCTCGTGTTCTTGTAAAAAGTTTTTTGTAAAACTTGGTGCGCCTGTTTTATCTGTTCTTGGATATTCTAATCTCAACATATCAAAAACATTTGCTATACTTCTTGCGGCCCAGATTTGAGTATCAATATTTGTTTCACCTTTTATTTTGTGAAGTAAATCTTTTTCTGCATTATTAAATTCTTTTTTCATTGCATGAGCTTTTTCTACATCTACTCGTACACCTTTGAATCTCATATCAACCAAACAATGAAATAGATCTGATTCTAAATCAAACACGTCTTCTAAGTCTTGACTGATAATTTCTTTTTTCATTTCTTGCCATAGACCAAGTGTTGCTTCCGCATCTCTTTCTGCGTATGCACCTACGTGCATTGACGGAAGTTTATACATTTCAGATTTAGGATCGATGCCCCATTCAGATGCAGCTTCTGCTAAAGCAGATTCGTTTTTACCATAACCAAGATAATGCCATGATAAACTATTAAGATCATAACGAAATCTATTTTCATCTGTTAACGCTGCAGCTATCATTGTACATGCAATGTCACCATTTATTTTAAATCCCATTGCTCGTAACCAACAGACATCATAGATAGCGTTGTGAAAAACTTTTGTTGAAGGTGCTTCGAGTACATCTTTAAGCCATGCTAAGACTCTTGCCTTGTCCATGTTACCCCCACCTTCGTGAGCTATTGGAAAGTATCCTTTGTAAAAACTTGTAGCCACAGCAATGCCAATAACTTCACCATTGCCTATAACAGAACCAGATCCTTTTTTAATTAGATCAGGATCTTTTGTTTCCAGGTCAATTGCAATCTCATCTACTTGGCGCAGGTCAGGAAATTCTGTTGGCTTTAACCATTCTGTTGGCGCCTCAAACTTAGGAATTTTCACGAATAGTCCCTTTCTAATATCATTTCAAGATAGTGCATCGCTTTTTTTATGTCTTCCTCTTTTCCTTTCGACTGGTGTCTACAGATATATTTTATAGCATTGCCCTCTGCGAAAAGCAATTTGTTTTCATTTATAAACTCTGCTGGTTGAATTTTCATTGACCGGTAGTGCTTCCCGCCGATCTGATCTTCTAATGAATTGTAAGTTGTTCCTTTAAATAAGTCCTTCGATGTCATAGCCCCTGTCCTCCTGTTTAGCTGTCATAATGTAAAGATTTTGTTTCGTTCTTGTAACCCCAACGTACCATACTCTATTTTCTTCGTCCGCTTTGTCCTGACTTTTTTCTAACGCTTCTCTTATTGTTTTTGTATTATCTAAAATTAATAAAACATTATCTGCTTCTCCACCTTTGGCAGAGTGTATTGTAGATAATTTTATTCTTGCATCTTGTGATAATTTTTCATTGTTACGCAGCATTTCACGAATGTATAAACACTCCTCTGGATCTACGGTAAATGCTTCATACCATTCAATTGTTTTAGTTAGACCAAACTCTGTTAAATCATACATCCTTTCATCATCTACTTCTACATCTGATCCCATGTAAAATAAAATATCTCTTACTTCAGACAAAGACAATAGGTCATTTTTTTGCCATCGGATATAATTTACAATAGTTCTGAATAGAGTGGCTTTGTAACTTTTTCTATTTTTATATTGAAAGTAAAGTGCTCTCTCTTTTAACATAGGTTTTAGTTTAGAAAGCTTGTCATTATATCTAGCAAGAATCAACCAATTTCCTTCATGAAGTGGCACATCCTCTACATCTGTTATGTAATTAATATTTCCTTCTTCCTCTCTTGCTTTCCAAGATTTTTTAATTCTTCTGTCGTCTGGTATTCTATCTAAAATTTTATCCGCAATGTTCTGTACAGATTTGGGAACCCTGTAGGATTGTGGCAGTATTATGTCTTTTTTAGAATCCGCATCTTGAAACCTTTTTACATCTGCACCTGCCCAACCATAGATAGCCTGATCATCGTCTCCAGCGAGTATAATTTCTTTTGAATTTTTT